GTTTTAGTTATTTAGTAACAAAAAAGCGCCTAGATGGCGCTTAAAATTGATAGACTATTTACCTTTTAGAGTCATAATTAATCATACTCTACACCATAAAGAATTTCATTTTTAGCATAATAACCAAGTTTTTTTTGGATATTATAAATTTCATGGTGTAATTCTTTTTGTCTTTCGTTTACTTTTTCTAACTCACTTCTAAGAGATTTAAGAGTGTTTTTTAATTCAACCATTTCAAATATCTCCTTCTCGTCGGTTTTCGGAGCGTTCGACAGTAAAATGGCCTTCTGGATATCGTGCGGAAAGTTTATCGAAATTTATCTGCATAATATCCTCAAAATCTACACCCATTGCAATGCAAAACTGAGCAAAATACCAGTGGCAGTCAGAAATTTCTTTTAAACAATGGATTTGAGCCTCTTTATCGAATTTTTTACCTTGTAAGAGACATTTTTTAATAATTTCAACCGCTTCTCCTAGTTCAGCAGATGCTCCTAAAGCAAATGTAAGTAGATGAGTCAGCTTAACACCCTCACCATCAAGTTCACGAATTCGATCAATAAGAACATCAACATCCGAACTTGCAGGACTCGTTGTTTTCTTTACAAACTCAATATATTCTGTGCTGTTAATTTTTTGGTTAGTCATAATAATTAATCAAAGTTAATAGTTTTAAATTTGGATTTTAAATCTGGTGAATCATTATTTGATATTCTATTTTCAATCAGTTCCTCTTGGGCCGACTGATCCACATCATACACCCTCATCTTGGATCTGTCAACCCCCACCACAAATTTACGATACCGATCCAAAGGAGCATAACGATTTTTTAATTGTTTGACAAGAAGTTGATTCATCTGTTCTAGTTCTTCTGTTGAAATAAGAGCCAACAATAAATCAGCAGTAAATGCAATACCATAAGAATCTGATACATTTTCCATGGAAGAATCGCTTGTGGAGCTACCTTCACGATTAAATTGTGCCGCCGAGACTGTTGGTATATTATATTCCACGCCCAATCCCCTCAATTCTTCTGCAATAGATTTTACATAAGTGTAAGAATTGGAAGTGCTTGTTTTATATTTAGATGAAGAACAGAGATTTAAATAATCAATTACAATTGCATCAGGAATAAAATTCTTTTTCATTTCAAGTTCTTTCAATAATACTTTAAAATGATTTGCACTTGCAGTTCCGGGTGGATACTCCTTAATGATAAGTTTACCTTGAGTCTTTTTACTCAATTGAGTTGTCTTACTTAAAAACTGCTCTTTTGATAATTTTGAAATATCTTGAACCGGTACATCAAGAAGATTGGCATCAATTCGTTCTGCAATTCTCTCCTCGGCCATTTCAAGAGTGATGTATAAGACATTCTTTCCTTGAAGAAGAGTTGCCGCTGAAAAATGGCAAAGAAAAAGACTTTTACCAACACCAGGCGGTGCCACAAAAAGATTTAAAGTTTTGGGTGATAAACCACCATCTGTAATTCTGTTAAGATAATCAACATCAAAAGGAATTTTAAGATCTTTTTTATGATAAAACTCATAACGAGCCTCAACGTCTTCGATATAGTCATGCCCAATTGATATATCAAATGAAACAGAAAGTGCCTCTTGTAAGATAGAAGGAATAGCATCTCGATTTCTTTTCGAGTCACCGCCATCCGCAATATGGATAGATTCCATAAGGGCCAGATAAATCGCCCGATCTTTACACCACTTTTCGGTGGTCGCAAAAAGCCATTCACTTTCTACTGGATTGTAATCAAGCCCAGAAGTAATCTCCATACAATCCTTAAAGGACTGTTCAGTTAAATCAGTCCTGTTCTCAATTTCAATCTCAATTGCTTCTTTGGTTGGTAGTTGATTATAAGAAGAAAAGAATTCTTGAATTTCTTCAAAAATCACTTTTTCTGAATAATTCTGAAAATATTCAGATTTTAGGTAAGGTAGAATTTTTCGTACAAATTCTTCATTATATATTAAGTTTTTTAAAATCAGTAGTTCGACTTTATCCATCATTTATAATGTAAGTATCCTGTTAGGATGTATTTGTCATTGGTCACTGGGACTTCTCCTTTATGGGGGAACATCCACATGGGAGGAAATATTAGTAGAGAACCCTTGGTGGGATTGGCTCTAAAATTGGTAAAAGATGTCTCTCCACCAAGCTCCACAGTGTTAAGATAATAAGTAAAAGATAAAAATCTTCTAGCAGAATTATAATCGAGAACGTCTACATGCGTATTAAAGAATTCATCTCCATTATTTTTATATCTTTTAATTCTAAACTGCTCAAAATTGTGTTTTTCAGGAAAGCACCGATCATCAACATATTCATAATACTTATTTTTATACTCAAAAGTTTTTGAGATTATGTATTTATGAACAGTATTGACTTCATCGGTGATTTTGCAATTTTCTGTAAGATTAACTTGAGTGAAATTTGGAGTCCCATCATTTTCAATTTTTTCTTGAAGATGGTACTGGGACTCAAAAAAGTTAATTAAGAAATCACAAACATTATCTTCAATTGCATTGGGATATAGCTGAATTAGATCATTTAGTTCAATCATCAATTGGTTCCGGTTCTTGTTCAACTACCAGATCTTCGGTTAAAGAAGAGCCATACTTGAATTTCTTCTGGGCATAAGCATCTAGTTGTTCAAGAAGTTCTGGGGTGAAATATTCTTCTGGATTTGCATAAATGACGTTTTTACCAATCTTTTTACCGTTGATCTCATAACGGTTGCCGACCCTGGGAATTATACCAGATTCCTCACCGATGTCCAAAAGTCCGTAGTAACGGTCGAGTCCGCGATGATCATAGTATAAACGTACTGATACTTCTTGATTCTCTCTACTTAAACGAGACTTAAATGTTTTGGCCTTAATAATACTACCAACGATTTCGGTTCCGTCTTTTTCTTTAGATTTGGTTAATTCAACAATTGTAGAAGCCGAATATTGCATTCCAGAACCAGAACTTTGAACAAATGCCGGACCATAACCTCCCACATTTGCATAAATGTGATTGGTCACAATCATTGGAATGTTTGCCTTACCAAGTTTAAGTGTAAGCATTCTAAACGCCGCCTTTGTAAGTTGGGCTCTTGTCATATCACGTTTTTCTTCACCAGCAAGGGTATCATTAATCTCCTTATTAGTCGAAAGCATCCCAAGAGAATCAAGAACAAACATACATGGTCTTCTTTCTTCCTCTGGCTTCTTCATATAAATGTCAACCGCCTTAAGAGCCTTAGTTCTAAATTCTTCCACAGTAACCACGTTTAAAACTACTACCCTTGAAAGGTCAATTCCCTTTTCCGATAGCATTTTTCTAGTAACGGCAGCCTCAGTGTCAAAATAAAGACAATATCCTTCTGGATTCATTTCTAAGTAATTCTTGACTACAGCAAGAGAGAAGAAAGTTTTTCCCGATGCGTTCGCCCCAGAAAATGTAGTAATTTTATTACCAGAAACTCCCCCGAAAAGAGAACCACTGACAAGGGCATTAAGCATAAATGACCCAGTATCTACATAAATTTCGTCTTCACTAATATCTTCGGCTAGTTGAGCATATTCTGAGCCGACTTCCTTAATAAGATTTTCTAAAAATTCCATAAGTTTTAAATGAAAAATTGATCGAGTGTAATTGTTTCTTCTGTTTTCCAACCAATAATATCCAATATTGCCTTTAACGGTTGCACAAAAGTTTTATCGAACTGGGTCTCATAATCCACGTAAGCATGTAGACCGAATTCTTTTGGTAGAGTCTGTATAAATCCAATCACATTTTCCATGATCGGATTGGGCATCTTCAAGTAGCAATATTTTATCTTTTCGCCGTTGGATATAAAGTTGTATTTGTTCTCCAGGCCATGTTTTTTGAGGCTGTTGTTGTATAGGATGGAACCTCGTACATGGATAGGTGTTCCCTTTTTATATAGGGAGGTTGTTGACGAAAATTTGGTCACGTCTGATACACCTTTTGGAAATGCCACTTCTTCTGGGTCAAGTTTGAAGAATTCTTTCTTCGTTTCCTCAACAAAGTTAATCATGTCCTCTTCGGTATAATTCATAAGAACCTTAAAAGCCGCATTGAGTTTGTTTCTACAAAATGCCGGAGTAGAAGACTTGACCGCCTCAATCCCAGTAACAGAAATCTTTGGCTCAGAATACCTTACCCCCTCATTATCCCAAACATTAATAATGTAATGCTTTTTGCCTGTAATAAGAAACTTATCGGCAATTTTTTCTCTCTTCATGTGTAGCTTGTTTTTATAAGCATGAAGATAATTGGCTAGTTCAGTATAAGACTCATTGATGTATTCTTGAATCTTGGTTGAAAATATAGTGTTAATAAAATTAACAATCTTTTCTTTTGAGGCGTCTTTTCCTTCAAATATTTTATTGACTAGTGGATCAACATTGAGCATCACCGAATCAGTATCACCATAAATGCAGTAGTCAACTTTTTCAGTCTTAAGGAGTTTATTGAAATAAATGTTTAGTTTATTCTCGATCCATTTGAGGGCAAGTTGACCTGATGAGGTAATGGCCTCGGCATTTCTTAGTTCATAAAACCTAAAATATGGAGATCCAAGAGCCCCGTAACCACTGTTTAGACAGACCTTAAGACTCAATTGCTTTACCTTATAATTAGAGATTTTATATCTTAAGGAATTGTCTTTAGATTTTTCGTATTCCTTTTCGGCGGCGATCTGGAGATTCTTGTATTGCTTTCTTTTTTCATACATGTCCTCAAGAATGGCCGGAATAAAACCCTGACGTTCTTTTGAATACATTGAACCATTAGGGCAAATTGAATACTCTGGATAGATTGATGTATCTACTTGTTTTTTAA